GATCGAGGAAACCCACCGGCTGGCCAACGAGGCCGGCTACCAGACCCGGGGCGGGCTGACGGTCGGTCATCGCGTCGGCTTCTCCTCCAACGAGCGCGGCCGTACCGTGATCTACGAGGTGCACCTCAAGCGCGAACCGCGCGAGCAGTAAGGAGACCGCCATGTGGGTGGATCTTGACGAGGTCAAGACGATCACCGGCCAGGAGCCCACCGTGGGCGCCCTGGCCGCCGCGCACATCCTGGTGGCCCTGCTCGCCGGCATCCCGGACACGGCCGACCTGGGCGACACCGGCATCGTGTCGACCACCAATGCCCGGCATCTGCAGTGGGCGGTCGCCTTCCAGGCGGTGTGGCTCGACGAGCACCCGGACGCGTTGACCGCGATGGACACCACCGGGGTGAGCGCCGACGGGGTCAGCGCCCAGTACGCCAGCGCCTACGCCGCCTTCCTCGGCCCGATCCCCCGCATGTGCCTCAACCGGTTGTCGTGGCGGCGGGACCCGCTGCGGGTCCGCAAGACCCGCCAGCGCTACCCCGACGTGGGCAACCGGGACAGCGCGGTCCGGGACGACCAGTTCGTGTGGGTGCCGATGGGTGAGGGTGGCAGCCTCGGCCTGGACGCGCTGCGGGCCGCCAGCGGCGGCGGCCAGGTGTGGAGCGGGTGACCGGACGGATGGCGGGCAGATGACCTGGCGGGCCACCACCACGGTGACAGTGCTGCGCGGTGAAGGCACCGACGCGTGGAACGACACGATCGACATCGACACCCCGGTGTATGAGGGGGTTCGGATGCAGATCTCGGAGGGGGGCGCGTCGAGTCGTTCCCGCCCGGTCGACGGCCGCACCGATCAGGTCCGCAGCTTCACCGGCCGCTGCTCGGCCCGCTGGCAGCTGCGCAAAGACGACCGGGTCCGCGACGAACGCACCGGCGACGTGTACACGATCGACTTCTTGGTGACACCCCCGAATCCGGTCAACGGGGGTACCTGGAACTTGACCCTACGCAGGGTAAGCTGACCGGCAACAACCGCGAGCGCCACCCACCATGCCGGGCAGACCGGCCAGCGCGGACGACCGCCGACACCCGCAGAGGGAGGTGGCCAGGGTGGCGCGTGTCATCCGGAACCCCGCGTTCCAGTCGTATTTCCTGGCTGCTGTCGGCGCGAACGTCAAGAAGGTCACCGACGAGATCACCGACGACGCGATTGCTGGTTGTCCCATCGACTCCGGCGACCTGGTGGAGACGATCCACTCATACTTCCCGGGCAAGCTGCACGGTGTGGTCGTGGTCGGCACCGACCACTGGCCGGCCACCGAGTACGGCTCCGAGCCGCACCTGATCATCTCCCACGGCCCGTGGTCACTGCACAACGCCGAGACGGACGAGTACTTCGGCCGGGTCGTCCACCACCCGGGCACCCCCGCGCAGCCGTTCATGCGGCCCGCGCTGTACCGCAAGCGCCACCTGGTGACGGTGGGCTGAGATGACCCTCACGATCCCCACCAAGCCCAACAGTGAGCTGGTCGCCGCCGCCTGGATCCGCGACGTCGTCAACGCCTACGGGGCCGGCGTCGGCACCACCCTGCAAGGCCCGGACCGGGACACCGGCGTGCTCTCCTGGGGTGACGCCGGCTTCGTCCAGGTGTCGGTGATCGGCGGCCAGCCGCACCGGCACGTGCCGCTGCGCCAGCCGGTGGTCAGCGTCGACTGCTGGGCCGTCAACGTCAACGGCAAAGCCCCGCCGTGGGGTCGCGCGGCCAGCCTCGCCGAACTGGTCATGGTCGCCACCCAGGAGTGGCGCTTCGGCGACACCCAACGCCCGGTCACCCTCCCGGGCAGCTACGGCACGGCCCGGGTCGTCGGCGCCGTGGCCACCACCGAGGTGCGGCGCCGCCCCAGCGACGTCGCCAACTACGCCCACTACGGGTTCGAGCTGCAGTTCTCCTGGCTCAGCCTGTGAACGAGGAAACGCCCTAAGGGAGGGAAACCGGCACAATGGCTAACAAGCAGGCATACCAGGTGATCATGGGGGCGGCCTCGCTCTACAGCGGGACGTTCAGCTTGACCGGTGCGGCCGAACCGCTCGACCAGGCCGTCAACAGCGTGCCCCAGTCGAGCGCGTGGACCGATCTGGGTTTCACCAACGACGGCGTCACCCTGACGATCAACCAGGAATTCGCCACGATGACCGTCGACCAGATCGCCGACATCATCGGCCGCAAGATGACCAGCCGGGACTTCCAGGTGAAGGTCAACCTGGCCGAGGCGACCCTGGAGAACCTGACCATCGGCCTCAACTCCGGCACGGTGGCCACCGGGTCGGGCGCAGGCGTCAACTACAAGACGTACACGCCGGTGTACGACGGCACCGAGCTGCAGCCCACCTACTTCGCGTTGATCATCGACGGCTACGCCCCGGCCGACAGCTCCGGCGTGGTCAAGCGGCGCCGGTTCATCCTGCGCAAGGTGATCTCCATCGACAACGTGGAGATCGCCTACAAGAAGGGCGACATGACCCTCATCCCGGTGACCTTCGGCTGCCACTACGTGTCCACGACGCTGGCACCCTTCAAGATCATCGACCAGCTCTAAACCTACGACCGCGAACCGCCAAGGAGGCAGGCCATGGCATTGATCGAACTGACCACGCGAGAGCCGGAAGGCGACCGGGAGGAGTTCTTCTCGGTCGACGGCGAGGTGGTCACCATCCCGGTGGAGACCCCGCCCTACCTCTCGATGGTGTACCTCAAGGCGTTGCGCACCGGCGGCACGGACCGGGCCGTGGCGGTGGTGCTCGACGAGCTGATCGGCAAGCGGGGGGTGGACCTGCTGGCCAAGGCCAAGAGCATGACGGCCGGCCAGCTCAAGCAGGTGATGGCGATTGTCGAGAAGAAGATCGGCGACCTGATGGAAGAGGCACAGGGAAACTGAAGCGCCGCGCCGCTCAGATCATCTGGGTGCTCGACTACCTCCGGGACATCGAAGCGGACTTCGCGGCCTTCTACGGAATACAGATCGACATCGATAGCACGACCTGGGACGGCTGGGGGCGGATCAGCGCGGCGCGGTTCTTCCGTCTCGCGTACCGCCTTCCGGCCTACGAGGGGGCCTTGCGGGCCAGACTGGCCGCCGAGCGGGAGCAGGACGGACCACCCACCGGTGGTCAGCCGAGGGAGCCGGAACCGGTGGCGGTCGCCTTGACGCCGGAGATGGCGGCCCGGGGGGTGATGTTCGGTGACCTGGCCGGCATCGTCGAGGTGGTGCAGGTACAGCCGCAGTGAGGGGAGGTAGGGCGTGGCAGCGGAAGGCTTCAAGATCGCCGACGGCTACCTCGACATCGAGGCGGACACCAGCAGCGCGGACCGCGAAGTCGACGACTTCATGCGGGAGTCGAAGGTCAAGCTGGCCGCCCTGGAAAAGGCCTGGTCACGTAGTGGCAGCGAGGCCGGAGGCCAGTACGGCCGGAACGTCTCCACGTCATCGGAGCGGGAGATCGTCAACGGCCTGTGGAAGGACATCAACGGCCGCTGGCACAACGCGATCACCGGCCGCTTCGCGCGCATCGGCGACGACTCCGGCCGGTCCTTCGCCAGCCGGCTGGGCCGGCGTGCCCGCCGGGACGTCGAGCGTGACCTGGGCGGCTTCTTCGGCTCCCTGGGCCGGGTCCTCGGCAACGGCTTCCAGGCCCTGGGGCGGGCTGCCGGAGCCGCCTTCTCGTCGCTGACCAGCTTCGGCAGCAAGATCGGCGAGATCGGTAGCAAGATCGGCGAGATCGGCAGCAAGATCGGTGAAGTAGCCGGCGGCATCATGAGCTTCGCGAAGATCGCATTGATCACCATGGCTATCCCGGCCGTGGTTGGTCTAGCCGCCGCGCTGTCCAACTTGTGGGCGTTAATTCTGCTACTCCCCGGCGCCATCGGCGGCCTACTGGCCACGATCGCGCCCCTCGTGATTGCCTTCCATGGCTTCGGCGAGGCCATTGGGGCCGGCTTTTCTGGCGACGCGGCCAAATTCAAGGAGGCCCTCAAAGGGCTAGCCGAGCCGGCGCAGAAGGTGGTCA